AAGGCTGCTAATGTAGCGCCTTTGAACCCCACACCATAGGTGTAGGTTGAAGTGTGTGTAACATCACACTATAATGCCGCACCTCTGGGAGGGCATTTCGGAATGCCTGTTCGGCACTCGATGGATCAATGGTACGAGACCATGATTCCTTGAGTAGTCTGATCCCTTGTTTGTATCGCCTCGTACGGATACAATACCAGATCTTGGATTCTAGACTACTGCTCCAACGAACATAAACTCCGGAAGAGAGCAACTTCCTTAGAGTGATACTGACTGATTTAGTATCCTTTAGCATCTTACCAATTCTCCCTCTACGATCTCTCAAGAGCTTAGCAGCCTTGAGTTTCGGTACGGAGAGAGGTGCCTTCGATGGAAGCCCTACGGTGAGTCGGTGACGCATCTCGATCATGTCCAATGCAGTGATCAAGACCTCGTCTGCCTTCACACCGTTAGCGACATTGGGCAGATCTTTCAGTCCCTTGCGTAAGTTCGTGTACTCTACTGTGTTAGCACAGTCCGACAGTTGGGTTGGACCCCACTTTAGGAACGTTAGTAGAGTCAACAGATCCGCGTGTTCTAAGCCGCCTCCTCCGCCCTCGGAGTGAAGGCCTGGCCCTCTGGCACTTACGCATGTCGAAAGAATTGTTCGATGAATGGCACGATGGATAGCTCGGCACGAGCTCTTAGCTCTATGTAAAGAGTCCGTGACCCTTGTCCCCACGTTGCCGTCGATTGCTCTCGCCCCGACCGCCTCAGCGATTCGAGTAATCGAGTAGGCGGAAGCAGAGTGTAGTGATGTTCTTTTAACTAAACGTTCACAGAACACGCCGAACTCTGGTGCCACAAACGACTTGCTCTTGTTCAGTTTGAGGTGAATTCCGTCTACTGCTTCCTCGTATCGGCGAATCTGCTCTTTCGTCCAAAGTCCGATTAGATCGTCTCCGCAAATAGCTAATGATTCCTTGGGAACATTAGCGTACCATGCGCAGAACGCATTTAATAGACATAGGACGGTCCACCCTGGCCCGAGACCCATTAGAGCCCCGCATGACGTCCAGTACCTCTTGTCCTTCCACATAATCGTGAAGTGGTTGATGGTGCCTTTAACCGCATCGTCCCACCATTCCGGTTTCCCTATCTTGGCTACGACCCTCTCTAGAACGAAATTAGAGAGCTCGACGCTTATGGGATCAGTGGATTTGGAGAAGTCGGCGGAGTAGAGAAAGAGCTCAGCATCCTTCGTCCTGTTGATCAATTTCACAGGTCGGTTCTTTAGCATGCTACGAGTGAAGCTCACGCTCTTAAGGGTCGGCAGCAGGTGAGCTGTCATAGCTCGTGCTGCCCAACTCGAGCTCGCCGTGTGGACCGTGGCGACTCGCACTTTACCGTCAGGTTGGACGATTGGCAAGATCTTAGCCACTCGATCCAGACGTGAAGCGCGTACCGCGTCTCGGAAGAGCAGACCGAACGGTTTGCGCTCCTTTGGGATCTTCCCGCTGGCGTAATCGGCAACATCGTCGAGAAATTCCGTAGCAGCAGGTAGTACAGCGTTCTCTAGCTTACTATCCTTTGTGCTCAGCATCTCCGGCAATGTCAGAGTGTCGTTATACCAGCTTCTCGAAGATTCCCAAGCCAGATCTGCACCCTTGGCATCTGCCTTTTTCCGTCCTCTCTTTATGTAATCAGGAAGAGAGACAAAGGCAATCTTGGAGTTCAAGATCGACGTACCCCCACCGTGCTTGCTGTCTGCCTCATAACAAGCACTCGTTGATGGGTTCGGTACGTGGGCATTTTCGCTTCTTCTCTTCAGTGTTAGTTCATTCAGAAACACGTCGAGATATCGCATCATGTCCGGTTCAGGTAGCGGAACTGCTTCGCAGATTCGCGCCAATGCCTCACGAACGTGAGAATCGATGACCTTCTCCTCGGGGGAGGGAAGGATCATCGCGCGCGCGAGTGTACTCGCTAGGAAGATGTGTTCAGTCGGCTTGCCACGCAGACTGATACCGTTCTTCGACTTAGTGAGACTACACACGCGCGCGTGGTCCGAGAGCTCCTTAGCTCTCGCTCCGACCCCGGTGACGATCATCTTCACAAGCTCGGCTCGAATCAGGCCGTAAACGTGACGATTCCCGGGGCGGAATATGCGACTTTCGGGTATATAACCATATATGAGTTCCATATATGTCCGAATCGCGGACCAATTCTTACGCATCGTGCGTATTTGGTCAAGGTGGTTGGTCGCAAGCCCAACCACGTTCACAGGTACAGACCGAAAGGTCCTAACCCCTGTCAAAGCGTTCAGAATATCATTTTTAGATGATATTCTCTTACCAACGTCGACGAAATTCTTGAGAGATGCTAGTATAGATCTCTCTTTCGTCGACACCGGGTTTGACGCTAATCTTGGCG